AGGTGCCAGAAAGAATCTACAACGAAATTATAGTCCCGTTCCTTTCTGTAGTGGAAAATCCGCAGCCAAGACAAAAGCTATTTGAGCTGGAAAATAGGTTAATTGAGCAAGGGAAGATGAAAGAGGGGGATAGGTATATCTGGCCGAACAATAAATTAATAATGCTCAGTTCTGCGTCGTACAAGTTCGAGTATCTTTACAAGCTATACGAAACATTTCAAACCCTGATACTGGACCCAAGAATCGACCGCACCCCCTTTGACGCAAAGAGGGCAATTATGCACTTTAGCTACGACCAGGCTCCAGAGAAGCTATACGACCAGAATCTAGTGGCCCAAGCAAGACAAACTATGAGTCATAGCCAGTTCGCTAGAGAATTCGAGAGCGTGTTCACGGATGACAGTAGCGGGTATTTTAAGACATCAAAAATGGCAGAATGTACCGTCCCAGATGGAGAGACTCCCTCTGTTGAGCTCGCGGGAGAAAAAGAAGCAAAGTATATTCTTTCCTTTGACCCCAGTTGGTCGGAGAGCGAGGGGAGCGACGACTTTGCCATGCTGATATTGAAGCTAAATGAAGAGACGGGTAAGCATACACTAGTGCATGGCTACGCAATGGCAGGGACAAGGCTAAAGGATCACATAAATTATTTTCATTATTTAATTTCACATTTTAACATAGTAATGATTATTGGGGATTATAATGGCGGGGTTCAGTTCATTAACGCCGTAAACGAAAGCAGGGTATTTAAGGATAAAAAAATCAAAATCAAACTACTTGAGCAATCTTTTGATAAGGCAGAAGATTACAGGAAGGACTTAGTTCAGACAAAAAGGGTATACGATCCGAAGGATTATAGTTATTGTATTTTACGCAAGCCCACTTCTGATTGGATAAGAAAGGCAAATGAGCTCCTGCAGTCTTGTATCGATCACAAGAAGATATGGTTTGCGTCCAGGGCGATAGACGATTGCTATTTGGACCAAAAATCAAAAAAAATACCAATTAAGGGATTGAAATTTATTGGAGGCTTGGACCAGGAAGAGAGGAACGCTGGGGCCAAAATGATTGATCTCGTTGAACACTTGTCCGATAACATAAGCTCCACGAAAGGTCAGTGCGCATTAATCCAGGTATACACTTCTCCTCAGGGACATCAGACATTTGGCTTGCCCCCAGAATTAAGAAAGTCCACTGGGCCCAATAAGGCAAGAAAGGATAGTTATTCTGCAATAGTATTAGGAAATTGGGGGTGTAAGATATATCGGGACATGGTGACAGTTGAATCGGGGAACAAGGCAACATTTACTCCAGTGTTTATTAGGTAGTTGAATTTAGTGATTCGTTTATATAATATAGCATATGTCGAATAAGAAATTGAATATACTTGTGTGTGGCGCTGGGGGTTTTATTGCTGGCCATTTAGTCAGAGATCTTTTAGACAAGGGACATAACGTAATCGCTGCAGATATTAAACCGCGAGGCAGCTGGTATCAGGATTATGTTGGCGCAAAGAACCATTATAGCTGCGACCTGAGAACCAAGGAGGAGTGCGAAATATTGTCCGAAGGAATGGATAGGGTATATAACCTTGCATGCAATATGGGGGGCATGGGGTTTATTCAAAATAATCACGCCTTATGCATGGAGAGTGTTCTTATACAAACTCATATGCTAATCGCTTGCAGGAAAAATAATGTTAAGGATATCCTATACAGTTCTTCCGCTTGCATATATCCATTGGGGGCGCAGACGGAAATTAAAGATTCGGAGGCTCAAGGCTTAAAGGAGTCCGACGCTTACCCCGCAAACCCAGAAGACGGATACGGTTGGGAAAAGCTTTTTAGCGAAATTCTTACGGATTACTTTCGGAAGGATTTCAACATAAATCCAAGGGTCTGTAGGTTTCATAATGTCTACGGCCCACATGGAACCTGGGACGGGGGGAGGGAAAAGGCTCCTGCCGCGATATGCAGAAAGGTAATAACTGCTAAACTAAACGGAGGGAAGGAAATTGAAATTTGGGGGGACGGGGAACAGACTCGATCTTTTATGTATGTTGACGATTGTATAACTGGTATGGATTTATTATGGGAGAGCGACTTTAATCAACCAATCAATTTGGGGAGCGATGAAATGGTAAGCATTAATCAGCTTGTCGATATCGTTGAAGATATCGCTGGAATAAAGTTAAGGCGAAAGTATTTACTTGATAAGCCTCAAGGGGTTAGGGGTAGAAACAGCGACAATACCTTAATTAAAGAGGTATTAGGGTGGGCTCCATCCGTAAAGCTTAGGGAGGGCATGGAGCAAACCTACAAGTGGATTCTTGAGCAAATAAATAACGAAAAAAAGACAGGAAAGAAAGCTGCGGATGTCTTTACTGAACCCAAGGGTTGGACTATAAACGGGAGGGCACGCTAGTGGAGGTTGATAACTTTAGTTCGGACATAACAATTATCCTCTCGACCAGCCCGATGCCCAGTCATCCTTCTACGGCATTCGTTGATGAAGTCGTGGAGTCTATTTATAAATTTTTATTTAGGTTTGAGAGAACCAAGATAATAATAACCTGCGACGGGACCAATGAGTGCAACGAGAGTTATGAGCATTTCATTTTAAATTTAGAAGAGAAGTACAAGGGTTACGAAGATATAGAAATTATCAAAAAGCCAGAATTCGGACACTTAACTGGTAATCTTAGGTTTGCCATAGAGCGCGTAGAGACTGAGTTTGTCTTCCTTGTTCAACATGATATTTCATTCTTGAGATTTGTTGACATTGCCAAAGTGATTGAGGACATGCGAGCCAACCCTCAATTAAAACACGTAAGGTTCAACAAGAGAAGAAACACGAGAAAGAGAGGAGATTATAATCTAGGAAAAAAGCGGGTGGACGCAAATTATAAATACATCTCCACTCCTCAGTGGTCTGACCAGAATCATATATGCACTGTTGATTATTTCAAGAATGAGATATTAACTAGGGTAAACAAAGGCTTCATGGAGCACACCATGCGAAGAAAGGTTAGGGGGAAGCACGGTGTTTTTGGAACTTATTTATTTGGGGATCATAATGACCCCTCCGCGACATGCCACCTACAGGGAAGGCATGAATCGGAGTTTGTCATCCCTGAATTTTGTTGTATTGGGCACTGGAACCTGGAGGGTGTTGAGGATTTTGACGACTACTACAGGGATAAAGTTAACTTTTAACTTTTTTTAACTTTTGATTAGACTTTTGCAGGACTTTGGTGTATAATATGCCAAATGGCAAAAAGAAAATATATCAAGAAGTCCGAGTACTGGAAAAAGTTCAATAAAACGCAAGAAGGCAGGCCTCTATCGGAGATGGCTGGCCATTTCCAGAAAGAGAGCGGATGGGAGCCCATGAGCTGCGGAGAAAATTACTATGTCTCAACTAGTGATGCCGCAAGCTGTAGGTATAGCTCCTCGACGGCAAACCCTTCTTCTGAGAAGAGGGGGAGCTATATAGCTAAAAACTCTGTGACCGATAGGTTTGCTAATATAAAGCAGGGGCTACTCCCTTTCGAATATTCTGCGGACGGGGTAAGTGTTAAAAACTCAATAGAGCTATGTCAGAAGGCTTATGCGAACGTTGCTATATTCAGAAATTCCATAGACATAATGTCTGAATTTGCAAATTCTGATTTATACCTAGAAGGGGGTACGTCTTCGTCGAGAGCTTTCGTCGAGAAATGGTTTGAGAAGATTTGTATGTGGAATCTTAAGGACCAGTATTTCAGGGAGTATTATAGGTCTGGAAATATATTTCTTTATCGAGTGGATGGAAAATTTAATAGTGCGGACTTTAAACAGCTTAAAACTGTCTACGGGAGTGAGTCCCTGAAGCCTGGAGACATGCCCGTTAAGTACATCTTGCTTAATCCGTATGATATAGTTCATGAGAGTAGCGCTTCATTTGACGAGGGGAAGTATAGAAAAATTCTTTCTGACTATGATTTGGAAAGACTTAAGAACCCGAAAACCGATAAGGATAGGGAGATATTTATGGCGCTTGATCCAGAGGTGAAAAATAAAATCAAAGAAGGTCTGTTTTTGCCTGACGGGCTATCCGTAAAACTTGATTCCCATAAGCTCTGCTACTCTTTCTATAAGAAGCAGGACTATGAGGCTTTTGCCGTGCCATTTGGATATTCTGTCTTAGAGGATATAAACTGGAAATTAGAACTTAAGAAGATTGACCAAGCGATAAGTAGGACTATAGAGAACGTTATTCTCCTAATTACCATGGGCACAAAAGAGGAAGATGGCGGGGTTAATCCCCAGAATATAAATGCCATGCAACAGCTTTTCGCCAATGAGAGCGTCGGGCGGGTGCTGGTCGCAGATTATACAACTAAGGCAGATTTTGTTATTCCAGACCTAAAGAAAGTAATTGGGCCTGAAAAATATGAAGTTGTAAATAGGGACATAAAGGAAGGCTTGCAGAATATTATTGTCGGAGATGAAAGGTATAGCAACACCCAGGTAAAAACGGAAATGTTCCTGGAACGACTCAAGGAGGCGAGAAATGCATTCCTGAACGACTTCCTTCAGCCTCAGATAAAGATGCTCTGCAAAAATTTAGGATTCAGAAAATTTCCTGTGGCAAAATTTCAAGAAATTGATATCAAGGACGAGGTTCAGCTTCAGAGAGTCGCAACGAGATTGCTTGAGCTTGGTATCCTTACTCCAGAGCAGGGAATTAATGCAATTAAAACTGGGGTATATCCAAATCCAGAAGATTTGGCGCCTACGCAAGAAAATTATTCCGAAGAGAGGGAGAAGGGGTTCTGGAATCCTTTAGTGGGGGGAGTCCCCTCAATTGAAGCTCCTGGGGCAGAAGAGGAGCGGGAGGTGCAGAAAAAACAACAAGAGGAGGGGCCGAAAAACAATACCCCCCCGCAACCTGGCAGACCAGGGGGGACTAGCGGCGAGCCCCAAGAAAACAAAAGACAGTCTGCGTCATATAGCAAGGCGAATATTAAAGAAACCGTTTATGGATCAGAGAAGCTAAGGGCTTTTGTGACGAAAGAATTAAAGCAAAAACAAAAGATAAAAAGATTAAGCAAAAAGCATAACGAGCTAATCGACAATCTTTGTGAAAATGTAATTATGTCCTGCGACAAGGAAAAGTGGGAGGATTGCGCCGCATCATGTGTTGATGATTTCGATAAAATCTCGAAGCTTTCTGTTATGCCTGCGGTTCACGACATTTCTGTTTCGCATGATTTAGGGCTGTATCCCTCTGCAATATTATATCATAGCGAGAGAAAATAATTTTATTTGTTCCTCCTTACGCAGAAACGCGTGTAACTATAAACGAACCTCCTTAAATGTATTTATCATGAACCTAAACGAAGAAATTAAAAAAGAATTTGAACAATATGAGGAAGACATTTCCTTATTCAACGACAAGGGAAACAAGTCGGCGGGCACTAGGGCCAGAAAGGCGTTAATGC